AACACTCAGCCAGAAAATGCTTTGTCGGTCGTAGCGACCAACATGAGCCCTGACGGCTCAACGACTTCCTACTCTTTTGACCAAGGTGCGAGTGTCCACACACACGAGGGCTTTACTACTTGGGACAATAAGTGGCTCTTCCTCGGCTGGACCTATTACTACTACCACTGTGGCCTGATGGGCATTTTTGTTTCACTTGACGATCCATCTGTGTGGGCGAGGTACACCAGCTCTGACAGCTCCCATAGCCCTGTTATCTCTCCTGTTGGCAAGTCTGGTTTCGCTATCAGTCAGACCAACAACATGACATCAACCAATGGCTACCTCCCTGTTTTTGACTTCTCTCGCACTCTCGCGGCGAGCGAGGCTTCGGGTGGGACTGACTTCCACTACGGCTTTACGCAGTGGTCCTACTCCACTGAGCGAAGCGCGTTTTCTTCTGGCAACTACGAGCGGCTACCCAATGAAACCGAGTTCGACCGTTCGTGGGGTCTTATCAACCGCACCAACATCAACACGGGTGGGACTGTGGATAACTCAAGGGGAGCTGAACAGGTTATGCCAACCCCGAAGCATGTTTGGAGAGTACCGACCAACTACATGGGGATCGCGCCGCTTAACTACTGGTATCAAACTCTTCCAGATGGGACTGACAACACAGGAGCTCGCTACTAATGAAGCTAGTTTTTAATAACGACGGTGTACTAATGGCGTCAGGAGCCGATGCAGCCTCCGCCTACAGCGCAGACGAAAACTGTACAGTCGCGGATAGCGTATCTGGAGTTTTGGAGATGTGGCGTTATTCATACGACGCTGACACTTCCTCGGTCGTGGTTCGGCATGCAGATATGACTGACGCGGAAGCCCTAGCGCAGCTAGAAATTGATGCTGCCGCAGAAGCCGAAGCTGATGGCGACTAAGCGCGTCAACAAAAAGTCTATGCCTTGCAATAAGCCTCGCCGTGCTCCGGCGGGGTCGAAGAAGAAGTCTATTGTGAAGGCTTGCTCGGGCGGCAAGGAAAAGATCATCCGCTTCGGCGACCCGAAGATGTCGATTAAAAAAGGCACTCCCTCTAGGAAGAAGTCTTACTGCGCACGAAGCGGTGGCATCAAGGGGACCAGCAACAAACTGAGTGCTAACTATTGGTCAAGAAGGGCGTGGGACTGCTGATGGCAAAAACATCTAAGGGCGTTAAAGCGCTGGGCAAAAAAACTCAGACAGGCACGATGCAGCACAAAGAGTGCCCGTGCACTCAGGGCTAGGCCATGGCTAAGAAGCCCGCCAAGAAGAAACTCGACGCCTGTGCGAAGAAGGTCAAAGCCCGCTACAAAGTATGGCCCAGCGCCTACGCATCTGGCGCCGTAGCCAAGTGCCGCAAGGTCGGAGCTAAGAATTGGGGGAAGAAGAGTGGCAAAGGAAAATAGCCTTCGCACTTGGTTCGCTCAGAATGGCGGAACCGGTTGGATTGACTGCAAGACGGGCAAGCCCTGCGGTCGCAAGAAGGGTGAGAAGCGCAAGTCGTATCCTGCCTGCCGCCCCACAAAAGCACAATGTTCGAGCGCGGCTAAGAAGAAGACCAGCTCGAAAAAGATTTCTTGGAAGAAAGGAAAGAAGTAATGCCGACAGTCGGAAAAAAGAAGTTCCCGTACACCAAGGCCGGTAAGGCTGCGGCCAAAAAGGCTGCTGTTAAGACGGGCAAGCCTGTCAAGAAAAAGAAGGGATATTAGCATGGCTAAGGCTCCCTTGAAAAAGAAAGGCTGTTCAACCGTTATGGCGGGAAAGCCCATTCTAAGAAAGTAGAACCCCCTCACTATGAAGATCAAAAATCAAATTAAAAACTTAATCGCCCTAAACGAAAGCAGCGGTTGGTCTACGCTTAACGAAGTTATGAAGGAAGAAGTCCTTCAGTTAGCGTTGTCGATGGCCCGCTCTAAGGAGATGTCTCAGCAAGAGATGGACTTCAATCGGGGCGCAATATGGGCGGCGGAGCAAATGCTCAACTTGCCCTCACGGCTCATCCTCAAGTTAGAGGGTGAGCTTTCATTCGAAGAAGCACCGTCCCGCCAAGGCCGGACAGAAGGAGAATAGCATGGAAGATCAATTAGCGCGCATGGCAGCGAAACAACTAGGCGGGCCAGCGCCAGCACCAGCTCCCGAAGCTCCAGCTCAGCCGGCCGAGGCACCCACCACACCGCAGGAAGCCGCAGAGCAAAAAGGATCACCTAACACTGAAGGCGACCGCGTACAGCAAGACCCGCTTGTCTACAAAGTTAAGATGGGAGATGAAGAGCGTGCCTTAACGCCGGAACAGATTTCATCGACGTTCTCTCGCTATAAAGACTTAAACTACCGCAATGCTCAAATGAAGCCTATCAACAGCATTGCCGAAAAGCTGATGGAAACATCTGGTGGAAGCCCTGAGCAAATTGCCAAGTTGATGCAAGCATCTTTGGCGGCGTTTACTAAAAGCCCTCAGATGGGGCAGAACCGCGCAGCGCAGCAAGGTGTGGCTCAACCACAGCAACCTAGCCCCGGTGCTATGCAGCCGGACATCGAAGGCGAGTTTGCCAAGTACGAAGATGACAACGCAATCTCTTTACCTCCGGGGTATCGTGAGGGCATGGATCGCATTCAGCGTATGGAGCAACAGCTCCAGCAGCAAATGGGCGCAATGAACCAAATCCTACAGCGTAGCCAGCAAGGTGCGCAGCAGGGTATGAATGCAGCCCAAGGTGCACAGGTTGATCGCAATACCGCCATCAAGCAAACGATTGCCAACAACCTTGACCGCGCACAACAGCAAGCGGGCCTTCCTGATGAGGAAGGAAAGAACTTCATGAGTTATGCCGGCGAACGCGGCTACACCATCGAGGACTTTGCGGATGCGTCTCTCACTGCAAAAGTTATTAACGACTTCAAGAACGAGCGTAACACTCCAGAGTTTACTCGATTGCAGGATATGGCATCTCGCCGTGAAGCGTTTCTAAAAAACCAATCGGGCGGTCCTACCTCTTCGGCAGGCTCTCGAGGCGGAGACGACACTCTCACGCGCTTAGGCGCTACGGCTTTGTCCAAGAACATAGCGGGCGTTCGTTAAAAAAACTGCACGAGGGACGACCGCCTAGTATCCCTCGTGCATATTTACCTTACACGGTGAGCGCTACGGCCCTCTTCAGCCGGGTAAACATGGGACTAAGGATACGGCTGCGTGACAATCCGAGCCGAAATCTGGTGGCCCTCGCAAATGAAACTATAGCTGAAAGGATATACCCATGGCTGGTATTCAAGGCTTGCGGGGCACAGGTACGTTCGACGTAGACTTCCGCCCTAAGAATTACCGGGAGCTTTTTACGCTCTTGGAACCAAACGGCAACGCACCACTAAACGCATTGCTATCAATGACTTCTTCTGAAGCCACTGACGATCCTGAGTACAAGAACTTCAGAGACGAGCTTCCTGAGCGTAAGTTGACCGTAGACGGCGCAGTAGCTTCTTCTTCTACAGCTACGATCACTACGGATGCTGGTAACGACAACCTCTTTGCGGTTGCCGGTACTATCTTGGTGAACTCTGAAACTGGCGAAGTAATGCGAGTTACTGCTGACAGCACGGCCACTGGCTTGACTGTTGAGCGTAACATTGGTGGCACAAGCCATACTATCGCTGACGGCGCGGCTCTCTTCATCTCTGGTTCGGCCTTTGAAGAAGGGGCATCTAGCCCAACTGGCGTCAGCTTCGATGCGACAGTAGCAACGAACTACACACAAATTTTCCGCACCGCGTTTAAGGTGACAGAAACTTTGCGTGCTACGAACTTGCGCACTGGCGACAAAGAAGATGAGATGGCCACAAAGGCGCTCAAGCTCCACATGCAAGACATTGAACGTGCAATGTTCTTTGGCAAAAAGCATGAGAGCAACGGCACTTCATCACAGCCACGTCGCTTCACTGGCGGCTTGACTAACGCTATCTCAAACGTACTGGACCGCTCTACTGCTTCTGGCGTTATGACTGAGGATCAGTTTGACCGCGCATTGATTGAAGACATCTTTGCATTCGGTTCCAAACAGAAAATCATGTTCTGTGGCGCTAAGGTTGCTGGTCACTTGCAGAAGTTTGGCAAAGACCGTTGGGCACCAACAGTCGTAGAAGGGGCTTACGGGGTCAATCTTACCTCTTATAACACCTTCGCGGGTGATTTGATGGTGCACCTGCACCCTCAGTTCCGTCAGGTTCCGGGAATGGAAAATGCGGCGATTATCATCGACTTCCCATACCTCAAGTACCGCTACCTCGACGGTCGCGACACGTCTCTACTGCGTGATCGACAGAACGCCGATGAGGATGCAGTCAAGCACGAGTTCCTGACCGAGTGTGGTTTGGAAATGTTGCAAGACAAAACTCACGCCTACATCAAAAACTGGAACGACATCGCTGCCTAAGCGATAATCCAGACGGTGTTAGAGGGGCTGCTTCGGTGGCCCCTTTTTTCATGTGGGACGACAGTAAAGCTCTTTGCGACCATAAATAGTGAGAACCACTCAGGAGATTTCAATGGCACGCAAACGCGCACGCACAACTACGGGTCACTACCAAGCAGATGATCCATCAACGCCAGATGTAAACGAGGCATTTGAACAGGAAGAGGCTCCCAAAGAACCTTCTCCTCGCACAAAGGCTCGCCAGAAGAAGGCTCCCAAAAACGAAAATAAATCTAAATACGTCTTCTACGTTTCATCCGAGCCTGAGAATGGGGCGTTTGATCTGCGGATCACAGACGATGTTCGCGTCTCTGGGCGTTGGGATGCAGAACGCTCTTACGTTCACTGGCGTATTCCGCGTGAAGTATCTGATCTTGCGAAGCTGCATCACCATATTTGGTCGGGCCGTATCATTTGTTGTGAGGACGAATAATGGTTGAGAAGAGCGTACAAAAACCTTTTGCAGCGGGCCGAGAGAAATTCAGCCCGCTTGAAGACTTAGTGCGCTCTGCCCTTGTTCGCGCTGGCAACTTCTCGCCATCTCGCGTCGACGGCGAAGTCATGATGATGATGATCGAGCTCGCCAACCGCGTGGTCGAAGACGTTCGTAAGCACCCATATCACGACGGGTCAGACATAGACTACTACAACGACCCAACTGAGTTTCGCAAAATTCCTGACATGATTATGATCGACGGTCTTACTTCTCACTACTTGATCCAACAGGGGTCAGAGAAGGCCATCATGTTCTTGCAGATGTATCAGGCAACAATGACTGACATCCTGCTTACAAGAATAGATGGGAACAAGCGTTACTTTGCTAAGGTCATGGATGGCGGAAGTAACTCAAGGTATAACTGATGGCGAGACTTACCTACGCACCCATTGCAATTAACTCGCAAGCCACGACCTACTACGGGTTTCGTGGCATTGATCGTTCGCGCGACATCTCCGCTATGGAGCGCCAGAAGGAGCAAAATTTTTGGCTGCTAGACAACTGTTACGTTGATTATCGTGGTCAGCTCATTCGCGATCCTAAATTCTTTTTACACAGTGGCTCCAACCGCTTCCCTGTAAAAGCGTTGCGTTTCTATAACCGTGAAGGCGTTGTCTTTGCGGAGGAAGACGCAGCGGAGACGCACCTTGCCTCAGATAGAGGACACCGAGTAGACGGGGCTTTCCCCAAGGACGCAATCGTCACAATGACGAACTTTAAGGGCAAGGTGCACATTTTCTCAGACGACACTCGAATGTACCGCTACGACGGCTTTGAGTTCTCTACGTCTACGGCTTCTATCAAGCCCTCCTTTGGCGTTCCTATTCAGCGGCGCCTCGCTGTTTCTGGTTTTAAGGAT